TACCGTGCATGGGACCTGGCGGCGACGGATACCCCGACCTCGAAAGAGACCGCGGGGATCCTCATGAGCCGGACCCTGACGGGGCAGTTCGTCGTCGAGCATGCCATCCACGGGAAGTGGACCCCGGGGCCGCGCGACGGCGTGATCCTACAGGCCGCGATGCTGGACGGGGAGTCGACTCGGGTCCTCATCGAGGAGGAGCCTGGGTCGGGCGGGATCACCCAGAATAGCGCGCTCATCCGGATGCTTGCGGGATACCGCGCCGAGAGCGTGAAGGTCACGGGCGACAAGTTCGTGCGTGCGGGGGCGCTGGCTTCCCAGGCCGAGGCGGGAAACGTGACGCTCGTCCGAGGACGCTGGAACCATGACTTCCTCGAGCAGCTCCACGTCGCGTCTCCCGAGGGCGACATGCTCATCGACATGATGGACGCGGCCAGCCTCGCCTTCAACCGCCTCCTCCTGACCCCGCTCTCGAGTTCGGCCATCGAGACGCCGGATCCGAAGAAGTCCGAGGGCGAGGACCGCGGCGACGACGAGGATCTCGACGAGCGGGGCGAGCAGGGGAAAAGAAAATTCGACTTCACCGACTCCCGAGGATGGGAAGGGGCCGGCGAATGGTGATTTGCTCTACGAGGTGACCGATGTCCATGCCCCTCCAGGTCCGGCACAAGACGCACAAGCAGCTCTACGGGAACGCCCTCGGCGCCGTCCTCGAGTCGGGAAACCTCTTCGACCAGTCCATCGCGCTCGCACGGGATCCCGCGGCGTATGAGAAATTCGACCTCGACGCGACGATCATGCACCTGAAGCAGGTCCGCAAGCACATGGTCGCCGGCTCGAGGTGGGAACTCAAGCCGGCATCGACGAAGCCCGCGGACAAGACGGCCTCTGCATTCCTGGAGCAGATGATCCGGGTCGGGACGAAGCGATTGGCCGTCGCGCTTTTCAATCTCTCCGAAGCCGTCTTCCGCGGATCCGCCTACGGGAGGATCGTCGGCGAGAAGAAATGGGTCACCTGCCCAGATGGTATCCCCCGCCAGTGCTGGGTCCCTACCCTGATCGAGGACGTCGACCGCCGGCGGTTCGACAAGACCGTCGAACGCGTGGACCTCGGGACGCCGAACGAGCGCTACGTCGCGACGTGGAAGATGTTCTCCCCGATCACCCGGGGCTGGGAGAAATGGGAGCACCCCGAGTGGTACGTCAAGCACATCTACTCCGACGCGGAGGCTTCGCTGGGATACGGTCAGGGCCTCTACGACTCCATGTTCTTCCTCTGGCGCGCTCGGGAGGTCCTGCTCAAGATGGGCCTCCAGGGCGCCGAGCGGTGGGCCCAGGGATTCATGGTCGCGAGCGTCGACAACGCGCGGAGCGCCTCGACGGGCAAGACGAACGCCGCGATCGTCAACAGCTTCATCACCGAGCTTGAGAAGCAGAGGAGCCAGCACTTCTTCGTCAAAGACAAACTCGATCTCCTCGACGTTCTCCCTGGTCCCGGCCAGGGCCACGAGATCGTCATGAAGATGCTGGAGTATGTCGATATGCAGCTCCGGCTCCTCGCGCTCGGGTCGAACCTGCCCACGAAGGCGGACGGCGGGGGCTCCTACAACCTCGCGGAGATCCAACAGGGGACGACGGACTCGATCATCAAATACGACCGGAAGATCCTCGGCGAGTCGCTGACCCGGGACTTCCTCGGCCTCACCTGGGATCTCAACCGGCCGGCGCTCTTCTCCATGGGCCTCGCGGCCGCGGAGCTCCCAGGCTTTACGGTCCTCGACGACAAGGTGATCGACCCGAAGTACAACGCGGAGGTCTCCCAGATCCTGCTCTCGGCGGGCTTCAAGCTCAAGGCCGACGAGGCCTACGAGCTCGTCCAGCGCACGCAACCCGGGCCCGGAGACGAGTACATCGAGCAGAAGAAGCCGGAGCCCCTCGGATTCCCGCCCGGCGCCGGTTCCCCGATCCCGCCTATAGGCCGCGAGGAGGAATGACGATGGCGACGACAACGAAGCGATTCCAGGTAACGGAGAAGGCCACGGGCCGGAAGCTCGAAGCGGTCCAGTACCGCATCGACCGCCTCGACCGCGTGAAGATGACGACGCCCTCGAAGCACGGCTGGAAGGAAGTCGAGCGCGTCGTCGAGGAGAAAACCCTGGACCCGAAAGCCGTCCTGAAAGTGCCGGATCCGGACGGCGTCCTCCCCAACAAGATCGCGCTCCGGAAGTTCAAGGACCAGTCTCCGGACTACGACCCGGCGCGCGGGGATCACCACGGCGGCCAGGTGTCGCTCTCGAACGGCGACTGGCTGGTCCTCGACGACCCGGCCTACGGACTCCACGACGACAAGATGCGTGAACGGTTTCTAATTCAGGAGGAGGTGGACGGTGGAATCGCAAAACCCGACAAGCTGTAGCGCGATGAAGGTGGAGGTGGCGGTCCAGGCGGAAGTCCCATGGAAATGGTTCCTCGGCATGGCCCCCGGGATCGGCTGGGACATGGCCTTCCAGGCGCGCGCTCTCAGGGCGGAAGACCTGCCCGAGAAGATCGTCATGCGCCGGCCGTCCAAGCTCGAGGTGGGACGGCTGCGGGAAGACGAGGAGGTCAAGCTCCACTGCATGAAGTACACTCCGGCCGCCTTCGGCGCCTTCGGCCCGCAGGAGGAGTTCGTCATCGACCGGAAGCTCTTCGTCTGGCTCGGCGAGGCGGGCAAGGAAGGCGCCGTCGACTTCGACGAGGAGTGGATGAACCCGAAGTCGTCGTCGGCCGTGCTCATCGCGAACGCCAACGACGCCGTGAAGGAGCAGGACCGGGCCAAGGGAAAGGCCGTCGTGGAGCAGCTCCTGCGGAATCCCCGCAACCTGGCGCTCGTGAAGAAATAATCCCGGGAGGGTTCGTGCTTTATTGCTTCGGTTCCTGCCCGTACTGGGATCGCCCGGACCGCGGGTTCGTAGTCTACGCCGATCTCATCTACGCGGCCGGAGACGACTTCTTCGCGAGGGTAGTCCTTTGACCCTTACCGCACAAGACGAACTGGAGCGGATGCTCGCTCGGTCTACCTCCGAGTTCGTTCGCCGCGTCCAGGCCATCGCTTTCGAGCAGGCCAAGCCGATTCCGTCCAACGAGAAACTCGAGGATGCGATCGAGAGCCTTGGCCGGCTCATCGGGGGAACCCGGGCGGTGGCCTGGATGCTCGGCCGGCGGCGCGTCCTCCTCGAGTCCGACCGGATGAAGCGCGTGACGGGAAAAGACTGGCGCGATCATCAGGGCGCGGCCCTCGTGGCGATGGCCTACGTGGCCGACCAGACGCTCATCCCCCGCGTCGATCCAGACGAGGCGATCGCGGACATGATCGAGCGGGACCCGCGGCTCGCGAAGGGCTACAAGGCGGTCCAGGATCTCCTATCCCGCGAGCGCGCGTTCGCCATGGCGAAGTCCGAGAGCCTTATCATCACCGAGCGCGTCCAGGCCGAGATGGGGCGCTTCCTCAAGGAGGGGGTCCTCCACCCGGCGGCCGAAGACCTTATATCCGCGATCGGCAGCTGGTCGCAGGCCTACGCCTCGACGGTCTTCCGCACGAACATGACCTCGGCGTATGCGAGCGGGCGCTTCCGCGAGGCCATGTCCGACGAGCTAAGGGGATTCATCGTCGGCCTCGAGCGCATGGAGGTCATGGACACCGAGACGCGGGAACGGCCGGGCCACTGGGCGGCCCATGGACTCACGGCCAGTCCGCACGATCCGATCTGGCATCACCTCTCCATCCCCGGGGGCTACAACTGCCGGGCCGCCTATCGCCTCGTCGATCTCTACGAGGCGCGCCGCCGAGGCCTCATGGACGGAAACGAGATGCGCCGCGCTTCGTGGCCGGCGGGGGCCTTCAACGACGACGGTTTCGCCACCAAGGTCATGCACCCGTCCTATGGTCTGATGTGAAGAGGAGAGGGACGATGGCGGGATTTGCTTCAGGTCGCGTGACGACGACGGTCCGAATCGAGAACGATCTCTATCAGGAGGTCCACGAGCGTCTGACGAGTGAGGGCCGCGTCCAGAACGTAGTTATTTCTCTGCTCCTCGCCCGCTGGGTCGCCGGAGATATAACCCTCGATTCTTCGGTTAACGGGTCTGAAACCTCCGATCCTGGCCGAAAGACGAAGTAAAGCCATCTGAAGCCATGTGGCATCAGGTGACATCAGCTCCCGATTCAGGCTTGTAACTTCCCGTTCGTGGCGTATTTTCCCGGTAGATATGCCCGCGAACGTAAGAACGAATCCGGCGCTCCTGGCTTCCGCCGAAATCCTCGTCGGCCAGTGCGGCCTTCACTGGTCCGAGTTCACGCCCGACGAGCAGAGCTGCATCAGCCGCCGCATCTCGAAGTGCGTGAGTGACGGAAAGCCGGAGGATCAAGCCGTCGCGATCGCCATCCGCCAGTGCGCGCCATCGAAGGCCATGTCGGATTCCGCCGCTCAATCCGCCGCCGCCGGAGGTTTCGGTGGAAAGTACCTGTGGTCCCGCAACACGGACGGGACCTACAACGTCTACGACGTGCCGGTCTTCCTCAAGCACACCCGCAAGCTCGGAATGAAGCTCGAGGCAGACGGCGACGGCGTGATGAAGGTGACGGACAACGTCGTCAACGTCGACGAGAAGTGGCTCTCCCGCGCCGTCGAGATCAACCGTACCCGGCGCGAGACCGGGAACTACATCGGGCCGCTGCACGTCCACCACCACCCGCGCGTCCAGGGCGAACCCGACAAGTCGGAGCGCGCGGGACACTTCCTCCTCAAGTACGTCAAGCCCGTCGAGTACGAGGGCGAATCCCTCCCGGGCCTCTACGCCGACTTCATCAAGGTCCCCGCGCACATCTTCGAGGAGATCCGCAAGGGCCTCCTCCCGTACCGTTCCGTCGAAAGCCTCCCCCCGAAGTACGAGGAGATCGACTCGATCGCGCTCCTCGATACGGAGACGCCGTGGTTCCGGCTGCCGCTCCTGACCCTTGGCCAGGAGATCAAGCGCGAGATATTTTCCGCGTCGGCCGCGGAGCAGGTTCTCCAGGGGTACGCCCGGGCCGGACAGGCCTGGGGTGCCCTCTGTTACTTCGCGGGCGAGCAGTTCGAGGAGAAGAAGCCCAAGAAGGACGGGGAGAAGGACGAGGGCGACGAGGCCAAGGAGAAGGCCGCCGCCGGTAAGAAGGAAGACGCTGAAGCCGGAGACGCGAAAGACGAATCCGGCAAAAACGTAACCGCCGGGGCCGAAGGTCAAGAGGTCCAGGCGGATGAGGAAGAGTCCAAGGAAATCTCCGAATCGGAAGGGAGCGACGTCATGCCGAAGATCCTGGAATGCCTTCAGGCCATCGCGAAGCAGAACGAGATCATCCTCAAGCACTTCGCCGACCAGGCGGCCCCGGGCACCCCGCCCGCGGACGCTCCCGTGATCGAGCCGAAGCCGGCCCTCCAGGCCTCCGCCGCGGCGGCCGAGTCGCTCGCCCTCAAGGCCACGGTCAACAAGCTCCAGAAGGAGCGCGACGTCGAGAAGAAGGTCAAGGTCGCCTTCGCCGGGCTCGCCAGCTACAACCTGGCGCCCGACGAGGAGCCCAAGCTCGTCGCCGTCGCGATGGACTCCGCCGATCCCGACAAGGTGATCGCGCGCTTCGTCGAGACGGTCACGAAGTACGCCCAGAAGATGCCGAGCCAGGACCCGCTCCACGGGGCGGCCGGCGACGCGCCTCCGGAGGTGAAGATCCCCGAGGGCACCCCCGACGAGGTCCGGGCCTACGCGGCCAAGGGGCCCAAGGTTCTCCAGCGCGCCATCGAGGTGTCGGCGCAGTACGACAACTGCCGCGAGATGGGGGCGATCCCCGCGGTCATGACGAGGACGGAATTCCTGGGCTACCGGGTCCGGTAGCCGCGGGCTTTTAGGAACGATGGTTTTTAGAGCGAGGGACTGACCATGGCTCTTGCAGCGAACGCGAACTACACGGTCCGGGACACCGTCCAGCTGGCCTGCCAGGCCGTGAACGCCGCCGAGCTCTACAACGGCGCGTACCTCTACGGCGGATCGCGCGACCACGCGACCGCCATCAACCGCGGGCGCCTCGCGCCCTGGAGCGGCGTCGCGGGGCAGATCCCGCTCGGCTTCGCCTCCAAGCGGGCCACGGGCAACACGGCCCTCGTGCCCATCACCGAGGGCGAGGTGGACCTCGGCGGCCGCGTCATGAAGAACATCGCCGTGACGGGCCTCGGCGGGACGATCGCGGACAACTTCCGCGTGGTCTACGCCACGGACGATAACACGTTCACGCTCGTCCGGCCGACCCCGGGGCACCCCGTCGGGATCGTGACCCGCTTCATCTCGGGCACGAACTGCGACGTCTACTTCCTCTCCTTCGGCGAGCTGTGCGTCCTCGGCATGGGCGGGGCCGCCCGGGACTCGTGGCTCGTGGGCATCGTGAACGGCATCGTCTCGACGGGCAACCACGGGACGGGCATCGTCGCCCCCTGCCACGGACGCATCCTCTCGACCTACGGCGTCGTGTTCGAGCCGATCACCGACGCGGACGGCTCGGGCGACATCAACCTGGAAATCGGCGGCACGAACGTCACGGGCGGGGTCATCACCTTCGCCACGGCCGACGTGCTGGGCGACAAGAAGGCCGGGACGGCCGTCACCGCCGAGAACATCTTCCACGAGGGCGATCTGATCGACATCGAGGTCACGCAGAACCTCGCGGGCACGGCGGCGGACGGCTACATGGCCGTCTACGCGGATGTGCTCAAGGAGCCCGGACTGTAAAAACCGCGGTCCCCTGATCGGGACCAGTTGGAGGAACGACCATGGCTCTGAACCCCGTCCAGGCGAACGCGGCCCTCACGGCCGGACTTCAGGCGACCTTCGCCCACACCTACGCCGAGAGCATGAAGCCCTCGGTCGACCGGATGCGCCTCGTCATGGACCTCGACCAGGCCGCGACCGCGCGGGTGACGCCGCTGGGCTACTTCGGGTCCGCGGAATACCCGGAGCACTGGCCCTACGGGGAGGACATCCCCGAGGGGACGAACGAGGCCATCGGCTACACCGTGACGATCCGTCGCTGGGCCAAGCGCATCAAGTGGTTCCGCGACGACGTCACCGACGACCTGACGTACACCCTGAAGCAGCGCGCCACGCAGCTCGGGGAGCACTACGGCACGCTCCACGAGCGGGTCTTCTTCCAGCTCCTCCAGGGCACGGTCGATCCGCGCCTTCTGCCCGCAGTCCCGAACGCTCCGGACGGCGCGGCCTTCTTCGCGACCGTCGCCGGCGGCGTGAACCGCTTCGGCGTGGCCAGCGGGAACCTGCTCACCGGGAACGGCGTGGCCGACGTCGCGAGCATCCTGCGCGACTACTACCTGGCGATGGCGCAGTTCGTCCGGATGCTGGACACGAAGGGCCAGCCGCTCCATCAGCCCGGCGTGGGGGACCGCGGGGTCCTCGTCATCTACGGAGCGGCGAACAAGGAGATCTTCGAGCGCGCCTTCTACGGCTCGATCCAGCAGGGCGTCTGGGCGGGGATCTCGAACCCCGCAAAGGACACCGGGAAGAACTTCACCCTCT